CCGTATCGACGAGCGATGCGGAAGATGAGGTCACGGGTGGTCAGACGTTTCCCTTGGCCGGCTCTTCCTCGACGCTGTCGTCCACCTTCTTCTCGCTCTCCGGCTCATCGCCGTAGTGGAGGCGGTTGACCGTCTGGTTGAGCTTGAGGATGACGCGCATCGGAAGGTTCGCCATGGACTCAGCCGTGAGCTTCGGCTCGACCGAGCACTTGAGGACCATGAGCTTGAGGAGCAGGCCGTTGTCGATGTAGTCAGACTCCTCGCCCGTCAGGGCGTTCGTCTGCTTCGAAGTGGCCTTCTTGACCAGGTCGTCGTACTCCCCGATTGACAGTTCGCGGAGACGGAACGTCACCCCTCTGATGACGACTTCTTCCTCGATGAACTCCGGTGTCAGGGTGCTGCTAGCTGCGCGTGACATTGTGGATGGTGACCCTTTCTATCAGTAGGTTCCGGCCAGTGAGAACCGTTCTGCAATCTGGCTCTAGTTGGACCCTGTACTGCTTGACTGGATTGAGGTTCAGGGTGATCTGTTTCTCGTAGTCAGCGTCTTCCCACAGGGGCAGGCTGACAAAGGAAAACACGGCGTGAAGGTCATACAAACCCGCTTCCGGGTCGTTGTCTCCACGCCGCTGCAAAGTCCAGTTCTCCAGGACGCCCACCTTGGCTCCCAGGAACTTGATTTCGACCACGCCGGCTGGCCTATCGAGTGAGACCGTGCCGGATCTGATCGTCTTGAAGAGGTATCCCATTCGCCATCCTTTCGAGAACCCGGGCGGAGGCGTCAGCAGCCGGGAGGGGCCATATCGTTGCCGCCTCCGCCAAGTTCTCGGATGTTACGAGCTAGGAGCGGGTCTAGAGCGAGCCGCTCGTGAAGACGGTCCAGGCATCGGATGCCCGGAAGTTGCCAGTCGTCTTGATCGCGTCGGAGATGCTGGCGGTGATGGAGGCGTCCATCAGGCCGGGGCCGCAGGCGATGAGGATCGGCGAGGTGCCGTCATCGGCGTACAGGTAGATGTTCACGGCATCGCTGCTGGCCGCGTTCACCTGGTAGTCGCCGCTCACGTCGAGCAGTCCTGCGAAGGTGCCCTGGATGTCCTTGAGGCCGACGAGGTACGTCTTGTTCACGGCACCGAAGGTCGTGGACTCGACGTAGTCGCGGTTCAGAGAGAGCGTCCACTCGGTCTTGGTCGTGACCTTGACCCCGGACCCCTTCGGGCCGCCGAGATAGATCGCGCCGTTCTTGCCATGGAGTTTGGTTCCGGCTCCTGTTGCCACGGGGCATGTCCTTTCGGGTTAGGCGATGGTCCAGTCGCCGGCAGCCTTGAAGTTGCCGGAGATGCGGACTGCATCGGTTAGGGAAACGGCGACTGATGCATCAACGAAGGCAGGACCGGAGGCGACCAGCGTCACCGCATCCTCCGCGTATAGCGCCACCGTGTGGGGAGCGCCATCGTTGTGGAGGATGAGAGCGTCACCGGACGTATCCAGCAGACCCGCGAATGTCCCGTTGATGTCCATGAGGCCCGCCGCCGCCACCTTGTTCCTGTCGCGAAACGTGGTGACATCGGCAAACTCACGAGCCATCGAAAGCGTCCACTCGGTCTTGTTGGAGACCTTGGTCCCGTCGATGTAGATAGCGCCGTTCTTGCCATGGATCGTGTTCATTGGTTCGTCCAGACGGAATACGACCCACCGACCTGGTAGATGCGCTTGCCCTCCCCGTCGATGTCTGGCCCCGTCGGCAGATCAGCGACACGTCGGCATAGCATGCTGCTCTGCCCATCAACGTTCAGCACAGCCTCGTTGAGTGCCGAACCGATGAGCGCGTCGATGTTATTGGCATCGACGGGGTTCTCCGCGAAGACCGAGACATCGAACACCGTCTGGATCATCACGCCGGACCAGTCGTATGCGTACGGGGCCGCGATGAGTTGATAGACGATGAACGGGTACTTGACCTTGCGGGGAGCGATCCCCTCGTGGATACCGCCTGCGATGGCGGACACAAGGGACGGAGACGCACGAAGCGTCTGGACGACCGCTCGCTTGATGGGGGCGACGGATGTCATCGGTCGTTCCCCTTCATAGATGCACGACGATGTCGATGACTGTGTCGGAGCCTTGCGTGCGGGAGGCGGCCTTCACAGCAGCCGAGATCCGGCTGACGATATCTCCCTGGCTTTCGGCCAGTGCTGGGCGAAGGAACGGGTGGGCAGCCGCGTGGCGAGTGCCGAACTCCATGTACTTCGCGTAGGGCGTGGGCGAGATCACCCATGCCTCTGCTCTGCCACCCGAGACCGATGGGCCGGTCGCGTAGATCTCTCCGCGCAATCGACCACCGACCTTGAGGTGCTGCCAGGTGCTGAAGGCGGCCCGCTTGGAGCGAACCTCTGAGGCACCATGGCGGGTGAGCATCGTCTTCACCGGGACATTGCCAGCCTTGCGGCTAGCCATCTCGGCGTCGTATTGCGCCAGGAGCGCGTTCGCGGCGGTGAACCCGCGCTCGCGCCAGTGGCGAGGTGGAGAAGCGCCTACGGTCGTCCTGGCCTGGTGTGGCCCCCGTGAACGCTCAGGACCAAGTCCCAACTGGATCCGCAGGCTCCTGTCGGCTTCTATCGCTGTGGCTGTCTTGGGGACGATGGTCGACCCGCCATCGCTGAACAATCGCCTGACGGGAGCCTTCTGCTTGGCCCTCGTCTCCACGACGACAGCCCCCTCACCGAGGGCCTGCACGGCACCCTCGAAGATGTCCTGCATGAGGGAGCTGAAGTCGATCACTGTGCTACCATCCCGTCATGAACGCTTGCATCCTCTGGACGAAAGGCACCAACGGACGCGGCTACGGTCAGGTGCGCCGGGGCGGGAAACTCCTCGGCGCTCACCGGGTGGCCTATGCCGAGGCGTTCGGCCCGATCCCGCCGGGAGAGAATGTTCTCCACCATTGCGACCAGACCCTCTGCATTGAACCCACTCATCTGTTCCTTGGATCGCAGGCCGACAACATGGCCGACCGAAATGCCAAGCGGAGGCAGGCTGTCGGAGAGCGAGTAGGAACATCCCGGCTCACTGCCGATCAGGTTCGCGAGATACGAGAACGAGCCGCCCGAGGCGAACGCCCCGTGGATCTCGGCCCCCTCTTCGGAGTCCGACGGCAAACGATCTCCCAGATCGTCAACCGCACCCACTGGCGTCATCTCTGACGTCACTCGCGCTTCCTCAAGCTGCACGTCAGGAGCGGCAACCACGAACCCTCGCCCGTGGTGTCGCTGACCGTGTAGTCATCAGTAGGATTGGTCTCGACGTGGACGTGATCGCCGGTCTTGATATCCGTCCCGACCGGGAGGTACAGGCGATAGGTGTTGACCGTCACGATCTGCCCGTTGTCCACCTCCTGCACGGGGGTGGGTGTTGAGTAGAACCAGCCCTTGACGATGGTCCTGCGCGACTCGTTGGTGACCGTGTACGTCAGGGCGTCGTCGCCGTAGGCGTTCTCGGGAGCGCCGCTATCGGCAATGAACGAACGCCTCTCGATGACGACGGAGGTGACCATCCCCAACAGAGCAACGTCCCTGACCCGAGTCAGTTGATTGGGGGTAAGGAAGCGATCCTGGCGGGGCATTTCAACGCACCGTCAGGGAGTCGTTTCTGTAGCTGGACAGGAACAGAGCGGCCTCGGGGATAAGACGGTCGAGGTCCGCGATCAGACTCAGTGCCATACCCCTGGGAAGGTCGCGTTCCATCTCGACTTCGGCAATCTTCAGCTTCGTCAGGTGGCCCATGCCTCGAGCGTGCATCTCGGCCTGCCCGTGGAGGTAGGCGACGATCTGGCCGCACCCCCACTGGATGTCACTCGGGAGCTTGTAGTTGTAGGTCGCGCTGACGAAGTCCGACGCCGCCAGGTTCGTATCGAAGATGACCGCACCCTCGTTGTAGTTGATGGTGAAGCCAGTCGTCACGACGTTGTTGTTCTTGGTGACGACAGGAGCTGGCGTTGTCTTCCAGAACTGGTTCTGGGCGCGGAACGTCTGACCATCTGTCGCCAGGAGATCCTCGTTCTCGGAGAAATCCCAGCCGTAGGTGTAGTCGCACGTCGCGACCGGGGTGGCGAGTCCCACGTTGGGGACGATGAGGGCATTGAACAGGCCAGACGACGTGAGCACGAGGCTCACAACCTCGAAGTACCGCTCGCTGTTGTTGATGAGCAACTCAGTCGGGGCGATCTCGACGTACTGGGTGTTCGTGACGTAGATGCGGAACTTCTGCACCGACACGATGGGCCAGTGGTAGGGGTAGTAACGCCTCTGCCCGACCTCGAACGGAGTCGCCGGGTAGCGCCAGGCATGCTGCTCGCCCGTGATCGTCCCGCCGCGAAAGTCATGCTTCTGCGGGAGGCGCGGGACGTTGCAATAGGCATCGACGATGGTCCCCGCCTGGTTGATGAGCGAGGCCAACTCGGAGTCGTCAAGCTCCGAGATGTCGATCCCGAAGCCCATCTCCCGAAACCGCTGCGGTGTCAGATAGGGCATCGATGCCTCCGAAGTGGAGAGGGCCGGGGCGTTTGACCCCGACCCTCTATTCCACGACTAAACGACCTTCACGCGGATTTTGTTGTTCCACGGAAGGACCTTCACCGCAAGCCCGTTCATCATGAAGATGATGTACAGGTGGGTGAGCTGGCCGCTGATGCCGATGGGGATCTCGAGGACCGTGGGTCCAGGGGAGCCGAGGTAGGGAAGCGTGACGCTGCCCTCATCGAGCATGTACATGTCGCGGTACTTGGTCGCGCCGATGTGGTACGAGGAGATCGAGTCTCCGGGGACCACCGCGAACGGGATCTGACCGGCATAGGTGTTGATCGCCTGGGCGGTCACACCGACGCCGATGTTGACGTAGTTCGGGGAGACCAGCCGGACATTGGGGTCCTGCTGCTCGTCGAACGTGATCTTCTCCTGGGGATGTCCCCACATGATCGAAGTCATGCCGGCGGACTGGGTCACCGGGAGAAGGGCGGCGTCCACGGCCTGCCGGAACGAGCCGGTGGTCGTGGGGTTGGTCGCAGGGTCCAGGTTGACCGCATTGGTCGTCAGGAGCCGACGGAGGCCAGTGAAGCCGTTGGCGTCGTAGAGGCCGAACTCGTCGTCGCCCGTACCGGACGCCGTCGCGGCGTTGCCCTCGAAGATCGCCTTCTGCATCCTGTGGGACATGGCCCGGAGGCCACCCTGAAGCTCGATGGCCTCGGGGTTGTAGTTCATCCCACCGGCCATGACCGCGAACTGGGACTTGAGCGAGATGCCGCGCCGGGTGGCGAGGATCGCGACGTTCGTGGACTTGCGCTCGTAGA